GAAGAATTTGGATTTAGGCATGACCCCAATACAGGTGGTGGAAGAGGCATCAGAGAGTCTTTAGATAAAGTAGATGCTGCCATTTATGATCTTGGTGGCAAATGTGAGGTTCATAAGTATTGTCTTGGTGTAATACTCATGAATAATAATTTCCACAATGAGATTATTAATCGTCTTGGTGAACTTACTGAATTGATGCAATTGTTTAAATTTAGTGAGGTTCTGATGCCAATTCCCAATCCACGGATTATAGATCAGTATGCCGTATGGATTATCTTTAGTCGTCTTGAATTGAATGGTGGAATGTTTGCCAGTCAAGATGTAACCATGGGATTTAAAGAGAGNAAGCATGAAGAATTTTTTAATCCNGTTGTNCTTCACTACACAACAAAAGGTGAACAAGGACTTGCTGAGTCTGATGAGAAATATGCTAACCTTATCAGAGACACCGATGAGTTAGGTGCAGAAATAGACCCTTATAGTATGATTTTGTCATGATTGAATTGAAGGATTGGTTGAATAGCATTAACCAGACAAAGAAAAACCTTATTGATGAAGATCCTTTGCTTGAAAAGGATTATCCTCCATATATTATTAACCGTTGTTTCTCCGGGCATCTTGATGCAATCATGTTTGCGAATGAGATGAACATGTATAATTCGATTGACAAAAAGTTGCAATATGATTTTTATCTAAATAGTCTGAGGAAAAAGAAGAGATTTTCTCCCTGGCTCCGAAAAGATAAAATCAAAGATCTTGATTATGTCAAACGTTATTATGGATATAGTAATGAAAAGGCACAACATGCTTTGAAAATCCTAACAACAGAACAACTTAATTTTATTAAATCGAAATTTGAAACTGGAGGAACAAAATGAGCGTGGTTCAAGAGCCCATAGTGAAATGGTCACCTGATCAGATGGTTGAAGTAACTCTCAGCGAACCTGATGATTTTCTTAAGGTGAGAGAAACACTGACAAGAATTGGTGTTGCATCAAGAAAAGAGAAAAAGATTTATCAATCGTGTCATATTCTTCATAAGCAAGGTCGTTATTATCTTGTGCATTTTAAAGAACTTTTTGCGCTAGATGGTAAACATGCCAACATCACGATCAACGATGTTCAAAGACGTAATCGTATTGCTCAACTACTTGCTGATTGGGGCCTTATTAGCATCGTTAGTGCTGATAAAATACAAGATATTGCTCCACTAAATCAGATTAAAGTTTTATCTTACAAAGATAAAGGAGATTGGGTGTTAGAAACCAAGTATAATATTGGGTCCAAGAAGAAAAGGACAGAGGAAACCGAATAAAAACATGCGGGGTTCACTACCCCGTTTTTTTGTGTTTCCTATATAATTAGTAGTGTAGGAGGAAGGGTTCCTAGAACCCCTTCTACGCCAACGATTGCCTTCGGGGATCACACAATCTAATCTCGCTTTAAAAGGAGAAGTACAATGGGAAACCTCACAAGATACGGTGCTGCGGATCTGCCTGCGCTTATGGAGCGCATAAATAAGAATAGCATTGGTATGGATGAATACCTTAGTAGGGTGTTTGACCTTCACGAAACAACTACTAACTATCCACCATACAACCTAGTCACGGTTAGTAACGTAGAATCAAGACTAGAATTAGCATTGGCAGGATTCAAACCAGCAGAAGTAAATGTCTACACACAAGACGGAAAACTCTTTGTCGAAGGACAAAAAGAAGACACAGAAACCGAGACCACATATGTCCACAGAGGAGTGGCTCAAAGATCTTTCACCAGATCTTGGACCCTCAGTGATGAAACGGAAGTTAGATCAGTTGAATTTGAGGATGGGTTGCTAAGTATTGTTCTGGGAAGAATTGTGCCCGAACACCATCAAAGGAAAGAGTGGTTCTAAATACAATTGAATATCGTCGCCGTATGGACGGAGGGGAAACTGGCAAAATCCAGTTGACGCCCCTCCTTTTTATTGGTATAATGGTTTTAAGAAAACATCAATTATGAGCAAGAAAAAGAAAAAGGATGATGAGTGGACGTATGAAAAAACTGCCGAAACTGAAGAGGCAATTAAACGTCTGCACGAAACAATTCGTATGCGTAAACTAAAAGAGCATGACGACAAAATGGGTTATGACACAGGAGGAAAATGAGTATTAAACTTGTAATGTTGAAATCTGGTGAATCTCTAATCACCGATGCAAAAGAACTTATTGTTGAAGATAAGGTGTGTGGATATCTTTTTTGTAAACCACACAGGATAGAATATCGCAAACCAATTCTTCTTTCTGAAGAAAAAGAAACCACTGATGGAGAGGTGCAAGTTTCATTATCTCCTTGGATTTTGTTGACATCTGAAAATCAAATCCCAGTTCCAACTGATTGGTTGGTCACCATGGTAGACCCTGTGCAATCAATTAAAGAAATGTATGTGGAAAGAGTTGGGGAAGAGGAAGATGATTAAGTGTTTAGTTCTTCAAAACGGATTAATTCTTATTGCAAAAATTGAAGAAATTCAAGTTGAAATTGGAGAACCAAATTGCAAACTTTCGGAAGTTGCACTGGTCAACTCCGATGATACTGTAAGTCCTTGGTTGACATGCACAGAGCAAAAAGATCTGCTGTTTAGATCAGAGGATATTTTGACAATTGTTGACCCCACAAACTTGATTATTAAATCATACATGGAAGTCATTGCATGAGGGTTTTAAGTATTGATCTGGATTACATTATGGGTCCAGTCATTGAACTTTATAATGGTTTGATGTTTAATGACAATCCAACAATAAGGTGGGAACAATTTTTTAACAGAACTGATTTTAATGAGAGTCATTTTCGCATTGATCAATCAAATTTACTATTTTGTTACAATACTTTTTTAAAGGCACTCCGCAATTGCGATAACGTCTCTTTTGGTTATGAGCATGATTCTATTTTATTCAGTATTGCTGATTATGAGAATATTGATTTGATCAATATAGATCACCATGACGATGTTTTTGGTGGGGATTATACTGGTGAGATGTCAGATGAACATGCATATCAAGCAGAGTTTCATGAAATTATGGAACACAATAGAGTTCATGAAGGAAACTGGGGTGCTTGGTTAGGTGGACATAGTAAATTAAATTCATTCACTTGGATTGGAAATAAGAATAGTGGAAACAAAATACGTAATAAATTTAATGCAGAAGTTGTTCCCAATTACAAAAATGTAGAGAAAGAAAACTATAAGTTCGATAATTATAATTTTGACCACATCTTTGTGTGCATGTCGCCGCAGTATATCCCCCCGAATCACTGGCATTACTTTGCTATGTTCATCAGTGCATTTGAGGAATTTACTGGAAAGGATGCTATAATATGTACGGAAAAGTTTGAGACCAACGTTCGCCACCAAAGGATTCATAATGAGATTTTACACCAATGTTCAAATGGTCGGGGATCACTTTCTGGTCAGGGGGTATGAGAACGGAAGACATTTTGCTACGAGAGAAAAGTTTTATCCAACTCTTTTCGTTCCTTCTAAAAAGAAAACAAAATACAAAACTCTTGAGGGAGAGCATGTAGAATCTATAGAACCAGGCACAGTTCGCGATTGTAGAGACTTTATTAAAAAGTATGAGGGAGTAGAGAACTTTAAAATTTACGGAAATGATCGATATATCTATCAGTATATTTCTGAAATGTATCCTGAAGAGGAGATTAAGTTTGACACCAGTAAAGTTAAAATATCCACTATTGATATTGAGGTCAAATCTGAAAATGGATTTCCTGATGTAGAATCTGCAGCAGAAGAAGTTCTACTCATCACAGTGCAGGATTATACAACTAAACAGATTCGCACATGGGGTCAGGGTCCTTTTAATAACAAGCAAGAGAATGTTATCTACAAAGGATTTAGAACTGAATATGAATTGTTGAATGACTTCATCAACTGGTGGATGATTGAAGATAACACACCAGAAGTGGTGACTGGTTGGAATAGTGAACTATATGACATGCCATATCTGGTTCGTCGTATTGAAAGAATTCTTGGTGAAAAGTTGATGAAACGTATGTCACCTTGGGGTCTTGTCACTGAACGTGAGACATTTATTGCTGGTCGTAAACATATTTCTTATGATGTTGGTGGAGTCACACAACTTGATTACCTAAATCTTTATAAGAAGTTTACTTATAAGGCACAAGAATCCTATCGTCTGGATTATATTGCGAGTGTGGAATTAGGGCAGAAGAAACTTGACCACAGTGAGTTTGACACCTTTAAAGATTTCTATACTAATGGATGGCAGAAGTTTGTAGAATACAACATCATTGACGTGGAACTTGTTGACCGTATGGAAGACAAGATGAAATTGATTGAACTTGCGATTACTATGGCATACGATGCCAAGGTAAACTATAATGATGTATTCTTTCAAGTCCGTATGTGGGATGCGATTATCTACAACTATCTCAAAAAACGAGATATTGTGATCCCACCGAAAGAACGTTCAGACAAAGATTCCAAATACGCAGGTGCTTATGTCAAGGAACCGATTCCGGGAAAGTATGATTGGGTGGTGTCTTTTGACCTTAATAGTCTTTATCCCCATCTTATTATGCAGTACAACATCTCCCCAGAGACCTTACAAGATTCTCGACACCCTTCAGTTACGGTCGATAAGATCCTCAACGAAGAACTGACATTTGAGATGTATAAGGACAATGCGGTATGTGCCAATGGTGCCATGTATCGTAAGGATGTGCGTGGGTTCCTCCCAGAACTGATGGAGAAGATCTATAAGGATCGAACCATCTACAAAAAGAAAATGCTTAAGGCAAAGCAAGATTATGAAAAAACTCCAACTAAGGCACTGGAGAAAGAAATTGCGCGATGCAATAACATTCAGATGGCTCGTAAGATTCAACTCAACTCTGCATATGGTGCTATTGGTAATCAGTATTTTAGGTACTATAAACTGGCCAATGCGGAGGCGATTACGCTTTCTGGGCAAGTCTCTATCCGTTGGATTGAGAATAAGATGAACGGATTTCTAAATAAGATTTTGCAAACCGAGGAAGTGGATTATGTTATCGCATCTGACACTGACTCAATCTATCTTAATATGGGACCTCTTGTTGATAAATTTCTTAGTAATAAGTCTGACGATAAAACAAAAGTTGTTCAGTTACTTGATAAGATCTGTGAAGACAAGTTGGAACCATTCATCGAACAATCTTATCAGGAACTTGCGAACTATGTTCAGGCGTATGAGCAAAAAATGATTATGAAACGTGAGAATATTGCAGAACGTGGTATCTGGACCGCAAAGAAGCGATACATTCTCAACGTATGGAACAGTGAGGGAGTTCAGTATTCTGAACCCAAACTCAAGATGATGGGTATTGAGGCAGTCAAGTCATCCACACCTGCACCATGCCGTCAGATGATTAAGGATGGTCTCAAACTGATGATGAACGGCACAGAGGAGGATGTTATTGACTTCATCGACAAGTGTCGTAAGGACTTCAAGAATCTCCCACCAGAAGAGATTGCATTTCCTCGTTCAGTATCTGATGTAGTGAAGTATAAGTCTCACTCAAACATCTACACAAAAGGGACTCCTATTCACTGTCGGGGAGCACTTCTTTTCAATCACTATATTAAAGAGAAGAAACTGACCAATAAATATTCACTTATCAATAATGGTGAAAAGATCAAGTTCATTTATCTGAAGAAACCAAACATCATTCATGAAAACGTAATTTCATTTATTCAAGATTTTCCTCGTGAACTTAGTCTTGACAAATACATCGACTATGACCTACAATTCGAAAAGAGTTTTGTAGAACCACTCAAGGCAATTTTAGATGCTATTGGGTGGAATGTTGAGAAAACTGTAAACCTTGAACTATTTTTTGTGTAATGATTAAAGTAAAGTATCAACTTAAAGAACATTTAGATGTAAAACTTTTTAAGTTCTTCAAAACCAAAGAACAGGTTGAAAGTTTTAAATCTCAAAATTCAAACTATATTTTTGATTAATAATGGACTTCTTAAAAGATATTGTAAAAGAGATTGGCGATGACTTCACAAAACTCGCAGCAGACATCGACGAAACTGAAACATTCGTTGACACAGGTTCGTACATTTTTAACGGACTTGTTTCAGGGTCTATATTTGGTGGTGTATCTGGGAATAAGATTACTGCCATTGCTGGCGAGTCTAGCACTGGAA